TTCATCTAATTTACGAAGTAGAAGAGTATTTTTTAATTCTTCAGGTGCATCATCATAACTAAGATTATTTAAAACACCATTTTCGTCCAAAAAGTTTATGATTTCATCATCCCAATCACGATAACTTACTTGATTTAAATCTACTTCACCTAAAAGACCGTATTTCTTCATGAATTTAAAAAAGGTCATTAAGTCATTGAAGTGATCTTCAAGATCATCCACAAATCCGTCTTGATTAAACATATCTTTTAAATCTTGTGCAATTTTTAAACTCATAATAATAAATATACCACATAAAAAAAGGTGTCCCATTTTGGAACACCTTGGACGATTTTAATTTTTTAATTACTTGTTCTTGTAATATTTCTCCACAATTTTCTTTACGGACTCCTGTACTGTTTGAGTTTGTTGTTGTGGAGTCTGAACTACTTGTGGAGCCGGTTGTGCCGCTTGGTTACCTTTATTTTTACATCCGCATCCCATGTTAGTTAATTTTAATTAGTTTATTTATCTATAAATACTTTGATAAAAACAATTTAATCCCTTTTCAAATTAAATCAATTCTTTTTTATAGTATTTATTGTTATGAAAATGTCTAAAATAATCGAGGGTCTTATTATTGAGCAAGAATTGAACGATGAGTGGGTTAAATTATCACCAGACGAATATGTTGATTTACTCGACTTGGTAAATGGAATTGGGTCTCGAATTAAAAACATTAAAGGGTATAAAGGTAAAAAAATTTATATTACAGGTAATCTTAGAATACCTAGTACCGGTATTAAAATAACTGATATTGATAGTATAGATTATGTTAATGGTAATTTAGACATAAGAGACACAGACATAAAATATTTCGATAAGAATAAGGTAGAAGGTAATTTTAGTTATTACGGAAGTGAAATGTGGGACATCGAAAGAAGACAGGCGAACCAAAAGAAGTTAGCTGAGTTAGATGAGTTAAGAAAACAAGATGTTTGGAATATAAACAACGGAGAGGATGTTTCAATCAGAACCTCACTTTTATTTAACAAACTCCAAAACGATGGAACGGTAGAGGAAGGTGAGGATAAATATTTTTTATATCCTGAATTAAGAGAAAGACAACGTCAAACTTTTGAATGGTTGGGTGATGATAAGTTTGAAAGTACTTACACGGTTTATACTGAAGAAGAAGCCGATATAGCTGCTATACAATATGTTGAGGAATTATTAGATGAGTTAGGATTTACCGCTTTTTCACCTTGGGTATTCGAAAATAATATAGATGAAGATGAGACCGAAGGTTTTCTGTATGAGTATTATACTGATACGGTTTATGAAAGTCCTGGAGATTGGGGGGTTCCTTTGGAATTATCTGACGATCAAAAAAAATATTTAGAGATTACCCAAAAACGTATTGATAAATTACAAGAAAGTTTAAATCAACCAAATATAACTGAGGAAGAAAAACAAAAAATTAAAAAAGACATTTTTGATTTCGAAGCTATTATAGATGATATTAAAGAAAATCCTGAAGGTGACGAATATGATGAGGATCAAATCGTTGAAGTAGTAAAAAGTCTTGTGGATAACAATAAAGATAGTATTTTAGATTTCATCGATGAAATGGGTATGGGAGATGAATTCAAAATGAATTTTATTGATAAAAAGGGGGTTGCGGAAGATGTTATCAATTCGGATGGTTATGGTGTTTTATCATTTTATGATGGTGAGGTTGACGAAGAATATTACGACGGAGAAACATACTATATAGTGAGAAATGAATAAAGTTTATTTATTATATCTCTAGTATGTACTATAATTTATTTAATGGGAAGAAAAAAACAAAATATAGAATTTTTGATGCAAACAGATTGGATGTTTGAAAAACCTATTGATAGAGAACACAAAGAATACAAATTATTATCCTACTTCCAAAAAATGGGTGAAAAACTGGACAAACTTGAACTCTATCCTGGGTTCATTGAATTTAAAAGTCTCCCTGAGATGTCCTTTGAAGAACAAGAGGAGTTTGCAAAAATTCTAACATTATCCGCACCAAGAATTATGGAGTATTTCAACGTTGCGAAATCAGTTTGGAGTCTTGTTTATGATGCACTTCTAATGAAAGTAAAAAAGAACAAGAAAAACATATCATCAAACAAAGGGTACTTTTATTATTCAGATCAAGACACCAAAAACAAATATATTTGGGAGTATGAGATTAAAAAAGCAGCTAGAAGATCACCAGAATCTAAAACACATGTAAATTTAATTTATTCAGAACCATTAAATGGTTTGACTATAAATCAAATTATATCTAAATTTACTACGTGGACTGAAGAAGAAAAAAGTTAGAGAGCATAATGAACGACTCGAAACTCAGAAATAAAACCAAAAGTAATGAGCTTTAATAAAAGGTTTCTCAAAAAAGAAAATATATTAAATAATCTCTCAAACCTTTTTACTTATTTAAACGCCGATGCAATTATTTGCACCGACGATTTTTCGCGCAAAGTTTATAGGATGTATAGTGAAGGTTTCAGCAAAGAAGAAATAATAAATGTCATAAATAAAATGAAATGAAAATCAAGTTGGAATACGTGTGGCTCGACGGATATAAACCTGAGCCAAATCTAAGGAGTAAAGTTAAGATAGTTAATGCTGACACAATAGGTGCCTCAATCGACAGCTTCCCAATGTGGAATTTTGACGGGTCATCAACAAATCAAGCCAATACTGGTAATTCAGATCGTTTATTAAAACCAGTTAGATGGTATATGTCAGATCAATACCCATTAGAGGACAACACCGTTTATGTTTTATGTGAGGTATTGAATCCTGATGGAACACCACACGAATCTAATAAAAGATCTGGTATTGGTACAGGATTTGAAGATCTTTGGTTTGGTTTTGAACAGGAGTATTTCATTCGCGAAGAAGTAAATGGGAACATTTTGGGTCACAAAAGAAATATCCTCAAAGGACAAGGTGAATACTACTGTGGTGTAGGACACAATGTTGTTGGACGTAAGTTTGTTGATGAGCACTTGAATATGTGTTTGAACTATGGTATCAACATTACAGGTATCAATGCTGAGGTGGCATTAGGACAGTGGGAATATCAAGTGTTTTCACAAGGTAAATTAAAAGGTGGGGATGACCTTTGGATGACGAGATACTTTTTATTCAAGATAGCTGAAAAATATGGTTATCATATTGAATTACATCCTAAACCAATCACACACGGAGAGTGGAATGGATCAGGACTTCATACAAACTTTTCAACGGACACGATGAGAATTGATGGGAACGAAGAATATTTTATGGCATTATTCAATGCATTTGAGTCAAGACACGAAGACCATATCAAAGCTTACGGATCAAACAATCATTTACGATTAACTGGTGAATACGAGACTCAAGCAATTGATAAGTTTAGTTGGGGTGTATCTGATCGTGGAGCATCAATCAGAGTTCCTCAGGACACCGCAAAAGAATGGAAAGGTTATGTTGAAGACCGTAGACCAGGTTCAAATGCCGATCCGTATAAAATAATTCGTGAGATTGTTAATTCGCTATACGTTGCTCAACTTCTTTATGATACAAAAACTATGATCAATAAAGACGTTGATATGAATGGTCTTAGTGAAAAGTACGGAACAATGACTAACGATGAATTATTAAAGGAATATCGAGATGATTATGATTATGTGTTAGATGATCAAATTATGGAATCTAAAGCTAATATAAAACCAGGAACACAACCTGAAAATATTAATACAAGTAATACGGGCACAATACCCGAAGCATTAAAAAACGCATTAATGAACGCTAAAAATTATTCAACCAATGGATAAAGAATGTGTATGTGGTGGAACAGGACCTTGTCAGTGTCCTACACCAAAAGTGGAACAAGTAAACAACATGCCGGGACATAGAAATCCGCCGCCACCACCTCAAAAAGAACAAGTAAATCATCCACATCATTATGGTGGAGAAAATAATCCTTACGAGGCAATCAAAGTGATTGATGCTTGGGGTTTAGGATTTAGTTTAGGAAACACAGTAAAATATATAAGTCGTGCAGGAAAAAAAGGAAAAGACAAGGAACTCGAGGATCTCAGAAAAGCCCTCTGGTACCTCGAACACCACATCAAAACAATCGAAAAAGACAGGTCTTGATACTGAGATTACAGTATTAGATGCGATCACAACGCCAAACGAATTGATCCGTGAAACCCTCATTAATTTTATGTGGGGGTTTTTAGGGAACTCTATTGTTGTATTTGCCGCAAAAGAACTGGACTTTTTAGTTTTGATAAACTATATTGTTTATTACATTTTAATCTCGTATATTGTTAACAGGAAGAAATACGAAACCATGTTAGGTAAGTTTATTGTTCTTCCTGGATCCGCAGCAATTGGAGCATTTACAGGATATAAGTTGGCACAATTAATTACTAAAATAATTTAATTATGGAAGAAGAATGGAACCCAAATGAAAATCAAGGTAGGTCAAAAGAACATATTGAGCGAAACTATATGTCATTTAAAATACTTGCTTGGTTCGGATCAGTGTTAATAATAGTATTAGTGACTAGTTTAATCGTAAAATATATTGCAAAATGAAATACTATAAAATTACAATAGGTGGTAAAGGAGCTGAGGTTTACCCCTTCCAATTAAACACAGAACAATATGAAACTCTACGTGATGGTGGGGTTGAGCAGGATGAGTTGGACCACGATCAAATATGTGAAATATTAGGTGTTGATACGTTCTTTGATTCACCAAACGAATCTATCATGGGACCATATCCTGACGCATTCTTTGTAAGAGTTGAAGATGAAGAAGGT